TAGCCAGCTCCGTTTCGCTTTTTTGTTTCAGCTTGTGCCTCCGCCGAAAATTTCTTGAGCAGGTGTGGTGGCGGCGGGGTGATCGGGTGTTCTTGAGTCATTGTTGAACCTCGTAGTGTGTAGAACTTGGCACTGGACTAAACAGAAGTGATGAGACGATAGCGCTTGAGGATTTCCTCCTGCTCTTTTTCTCGCCAGTATTGAAGTCTGCGCTCAAGCTTCGCAGTGGTGAGTTGCATCACGCTTCGCTTGTCATGGTCCCAGTCAAGCTCAGAATGATTGGCCAAAGAGTTGCTCGTAGGCATGAGAGAGAGCGCGAAATTTCCTAAGATGATGATCCCGATCTTTCGCCAACAATTCCGCGAGATCTTTAACGAGCTGATCGCCATTGTCATTATCAAAGTATTCAAAAATAGCGTCTGTAAGTGTGTCTTTGGGCGTACTCACAGCTTGCCTCCTTTAATGGCGTTGTTGTAGTTCATCAGATATTCTTCAAAATCAGCGCCAGTGGGAGCTTCTTTGCAAAGCTCTTCATGGTTCTCCTTGAGCATTTCCAAGCTCACGACAAAAGCAGAATGAATGCGACCAAGAGCCATTTGCTGCACAAGATTAGGCTCTTCATCAATAGCCTTTTCAATGGTGCAAATGTATTCCTGCAGATCTTCCATGGAGAAACTGCGAGTGATCATGGGGCTGCCAAAGCTCATGGCCAGATCACCATCCTTAAAAGCAGAAACAGGATGATTTGGCAAGAAGTGGTTAAACGAGACAGTCACAATGGAAAAGCGGAGAGCTAGCGACGTTCGCCGTCGCATGAGCAAAGTATGCCAGTAAAAGGCCCCCATCAAGGGGGCCGTTAACAAATCGTTACAAAGGCCTGATTGGCTGTCGCAATGCCTGCGTGGCAATACTGAGATTCTTCTGGCATGGCAAAGGCTGCTCCCTCCATTTGGTGGCAATGGCATGGCAAGCCCCCATAGGCTCCAGTTCAGCATGCCTGAAAGCGCGATCAAGGAGGATTTGATAGGCCTGGCGTTTTGGCTTACTCAGAGGCTCTTCTGGCTCCTCGATGTTGGTGCGGGCAAAGTCGGCCAGTTCCGTAATATCATCCAGCTCGTTCGTGGCAATGACAAAATGCCTGCCTTTAGCTTGAGCCTTGCGCCATGCTGGATGAATGGGAGGCTCTTCCATTGCCAACGCCCTCACGTCTTCTTGAAGTTGAGGCGGAATGCAAATGTGTACCATGCGAGGCAGTGAATGCTCTTCAACAAATGAGAGCTGGATTTCCATGGTTAGGCGAAACGAAACTGTCCGAAATTAAAGGATCGTGAACCAATGGTGATTTTGCTTTCACCAAAGCCGTCATACATTGTACCAAGGAGAAAACTATTCCTCCATTGGAAACAGAATTTTCCTAGGCGAAGATGGCCAGTAGCATCAGTGCAATGGAAAGAGAAAGTCATAGTTGAGGATCTTCAGGAAGGGGAGGAATCTCCTCGATCATTGCAATCTTTACGTCAGGGCGCATTGCAAGCATGAAATGTTCAGCTTGCTTTGCAGAAATCGCCCCTAAGGCGATTTTCTTTCCTTCATAAGTGGTGATCAAATAAGTGCGACAAGAAGATGCCATTACCAACATTCCTCCTCAAGCTCTTCAAGAATGTGCTGACTGAGCGTTTCTTCAAGCATGGGCTTCCATCCGCCGTCGCCTCCAATGCTATTGATTTCCGAAAGGAGATGGAGAGCGTCTGCAATGCGTGTGGCGTCCATCAAACATGAGCAGGCCATACTGGGCTCCTCGCCAATCAGCTCCTCGAACATGCCAATGTGCAGCTCAAACCACTTGCCCAAGCAGAACAGGGCAATTTGCCTGTAGGTTTCATCGCCGTGCTTTTGGAGCATGGCTTCTATGGAGGAGGCCAGTTCTGGCGGAATGCCTACGGTGCCATGATCCTGCAGACCAGGGGAGATGCTTTTGCTGATGGCTTCGCGCTTGCCGTCTTTGGCCGCTATGGCCTGACGAAGGAACTGATCAACGGAATCAAACTGGTCCAATGCAAGGGAAGCATTTCGCTAATAATGGCGCCTTAAGGCGCCGTTGTCAATAATCATCTTCATTAATTGTTTGTAAAGGCATGGTTTCAGGAAGAGGCTCGCTTTCTGGCTCAGCATCAAAGCTGATGGTCTCAGCAGACGCAAGGAGAGAATTGCCACGCCGTTCTTCCGTAGCCTTCGCTTCCTTCTCCTTTTCAATGGTGGAGGAAAGGTCTTTCAGGAACGTTCGATAGGAGGTGTCTTGATTTTCTACAGGCTTGATTTCGTTCAGCCCCAAGAGCTTTGCTTGTTCCACCAAGGAATTTTTGGCCACGTTGAGGAACGAGGCATCGCCAGCGCTTTCTTCTATCTTCACCATTTCCTTACCGCCATCGTCGCCGCCGTCCATGATGGTAACTGTCTTCTTGCGCTTGCTGGTTTCAAAGCTTGCCAATGCAAGCTCTTTGAGGTCCATCTGCTCCTTCAGGAGACGCGCCCTGTGCGTGTCTTGATTCTTCAGAATTTCCTGCGTGTAAAGATCCCTGTTGAAATGCCTATCTCCATTGACTGTTTCTTTGCTTAGCTGCAAAACATTTGCAATCTGTCGATTGCTCATCTTTGCTGCCAATAATTCTTGCACCATCCATCGCCTTACGCCAAGCATTTCTTTGGTATAAATGCCAGCACCGTGTGTACCGCCCCTTGATTTATGCTCGCGGATGGCTTCATACTGAGAAATAGGCACGCCTGCTTTTGTTAAAGCTTTCCTTGCATAAGCTTCTTCTTCTTCAGGCGTGGCAAATTCAATTTCCGGACGAGGCATTGTTTATTGTTTTGCTCCTCGCATTGTATCTCCTTTTCCATGGAGAGTACGAACAAACAATTCAGTGAAACGCTCCATGCGAGAGGCCACGACAGTGGCCGGACCATCATCAATTGCTTTCTTGAGCATGCAAAGCTCTTCCCATTCAGCAGCAGATAAGTCTTCATTGTTAACAGGCAATGGCGAAATAATGTTCATAGCTAAGCAAAGGGGCGCACCAAGCGCCCCGTTTCCCCACAATCAATGATACTGCCAGAAGGCTTTTTCTAACAAATCATCAAGCTCATTAAGCTTTTTGGGGCAATATTTTCGGACGAATTCCTCCATCTCTTTATGAAGGCTATCAACGATTTCTGCATAGGCAGCATCTAGTCCGCGAGCGTCCATTTCCTGCTCAGCTTCACGCTCGTAAGCAAGAGCCATGCAATCTTTTGGATTGGTGCAAAATTCACGCATCTGCTTGCTCCGTTGTGGCAAACCCACTATCAATCAATTGCTGAATTTCATGCAGGCTAGAACGCCAATGACGCTCTCCATTGTTATCACGGGCTCCATAGAGAGTTCGGGCCGCTGGTTGCGGCCCTTTGTTTGGCTTTGAAAAACCGTGATGCACGATAGGCAGAATTTCGGCCCCATTGTGCTCCAACAAAGGAAGCTTATCTACTGGACTAGGTGGAAGAAGCATTGCGCTGGAAGATTCCTTTGCAATGTTAAGCGTGTTTTGTTCAGTTGAAGGCTTCTTATGCCTTTTGTTTGAACGTTACGCCCTTGGGGGCTCCACTCTGGCTAGAGCGGCATTGCGGAGGCTTGAGGCATCGTTTGGCTTTGATCGTTGTTGATAGGGGATTTTGGCCTGATGATCGAACGCTCCGCCCTGGGGGGCTACGCTAGCTCTGGCTGGCCAGGCAGCATAGGCTTGAAGCCCCCTCGAATGCCCGTCTGAGATCTCTGGGATACACGCGGGACATTCCGGAACCAGTGTACAGCCCCCCGCCAAATTTCCACAAGAGGGCCAATCCTTGAACTGTCCTCCTCCATGGGAAAACGGGCTGATGGTAGGATTCACGAGCTTCGCAAGCCACCATGACTGCTTCACTTCCTGACGGTTTCAAAGTGATCAAACTCCCTCGCAATGGTCCTAAGTCAGGGCAAAGCACTAGAGCTTGGCTCTATGGCAAGGAACAAGAGCAAAAGGAATTTCAGCGCAAGCTGGACGGTCAAGACCAAGGCAAGCGCAAATAGGCAAAGCAAAGGGGCCATCAGGCCCCGTTCTTGAAAAAGCTTTATGATTAAAAAAGCTGCTCGCTACGGTAGGCAGCAGGGAGGCTAGCAATAGAGCCTCCCTCCTCTTGCGAGACAGTTAGAACCAATCGTCCTCGTCTTCCCTTTCGGGAAGATTTTCATTTGTCGCCATGGAAACAGGCTCTTGTGGCGGAGCTTCTTCCCGAGCGGGAATTTCAAAATCTGCTTCTTTTTCACTTTCAGTGAAATTTGGCTCTTCCTGAAAATCAAGCTCAGGCTCAACATAGTCCCACGAATGGTAGAGACGCTCGCGTTCTCCATTGGGACCAACGACAAAGCTACTGCTAATCAAACCCTGCCGCCTTGCCACTTCCAGCATTTTGCCAGTGGAGCTGGTTTCAAAGCTTCCAGACAATGCTGCCACTTGCTGTTTAGAGAAGCGTTCATTTTGACGCATCTCAACTACATTCACCACTTGATTCAGCTCTTCTAGGGATCCACCTTGTGGTCCTGCATAATGCCAGCCATAAGTGAGGTTGTCTCGCTTAAGCACATGCTTACCAGTGAGGCCACTCCTGCTCTTCATCCATTCGAGCGTAAATTCATTTGGATCGTAGCTTTCAGAGCGAGTGAGCTTCACCACTTCACTGACGTTATCAACGAAGCTAGTGGAATCCCGCAGGCCTCCATTTTTGTTGAGATGGTGAAGGATGAGGATGGAGCAGCGATAAGTGTTAGCAAGATCACGCAGGCCGTAAATCACGTCACCTGCATTGCTCTTCACCATGTCCACGTCCATGCCAGCAAGGCAGGCAGTTAGGCTATCGATCACGATAAACAGAGGACGTTCCTTCCTCACGTAGTCCTCAAGCTGTTTCATATGGGCGAAGCGCCAAGTCTCCCAGAATTCAATGGTGCCAGGTTCTAGCGGAGTGTCTTGATAGCCAATAACGGAAAGCTTTTCGCTTGTGTCAATGAGAGGTTCGTCGCTTTGGCAAACTAAAGTCTTGCCTTTCATGCAACGCCTTCCGCTCCATTTCGTGCCAAGACCAATGTGGAGCGCCCAATTGTATGCCACTGTGCTTTTGCCAGTGCCGCCTCCTGCAGCAAGTAGCGTTACGCTCCCAAGAGGGATGATGCCAGCAATCAGCCATTCACGGGCTTTATCGGCATTAGCAATGGAAAGAGCGTCAATACTTTCAAGCTCTTCCCTTCCATAGATGCGGTCTTTGGCTTCTGCAATAATCTTGTCAACATTCTGCTGACTCATCTTTACGCCACGCTGCTCTAGCCAATTGCTGGTTTCATAAGCAATGCGAGAGTCATTGGCATAGAGGCCAGCGAAGTTTTCAATGGTGGAAATAATCTCCTCATATGCAGGCTTGCCATCTTGCCCTTGATGCCTGCTTTTTGAAACGATGGAGGAAAGAAGATCGTCTTTAGTGGCACCTTCTTCAATGTAATCGCCTAAGTCATAGCCATTACCAGGGGGAAGATTGTCCCATTCCCATGAACGAGGATCTGCATAAAGCCAACTTGCTCCAGGATTATCACTGGCAATTTCTGCCATGAACGCAACGCCTTGCTCGTCGCGATCAGGACAAAGCACAAGCTTTCTATTGCGGAATAAGCTTGTGTAGTCACCATTTGTACGGTATTGTTTGCTGCCTCCAAGGAAAGTAATGCAAGGAAGATCAAGCGCCCAAACTGATTCGCAAGTGAGTTCTCCTTCAACAATAAAAATGGGAAGACCAGTTTCTTCACTCTTCGCCACTGCTTCTTCGTAGCGATAGGGCAACACATTGGCCTTGATTTCCTTGAGCTTGGTTTTATGTCCGTTCTCGCTTTTGTCAATGGTAGGAAAGTCTTGCCAAATCTTTTTGGAGCCTGAAGTGTCGTCACGATGGACAATAACCACTTCCTTTCCATGGTTATTTTTGTAGACAAACGTATAGTTGCCCGCATCGCGAGGCGGCTTCTCCCATCTGGTGAGAGGGGCTAGGGCATCGCGAATTTCGGCACGGTGTGCTGGGCTGGTGTCATGCCAGCAGTTGTATGCCTCCGTGTTTTTGTTGATTGTGAAATCGTTACCGCCGCATGCAGGACAGTGGTATTTCCCTGGCTCATTGCTTGGCTCCAGTTGCTCAAGGTGGTCAAGGATGGAAAAGGCCATGGGGAGGAGTGAGATGAGGGTGTTCTAGCAGCAAAATCCCGCTCCCGCAGGGCATTAACAATTCTTAATGCTGCTTTTGGCTTTTTGAGCATTGACGGGCTGGCCATGACGGCTATGCTGGCCATGTCCCTCGCAAGGCAAAACCATGGAGCTTTGGCTGGCAGCCATGATCGGCTTCAGCATCGGCTATCTCCTCGCCCCATTGTTTTATGACCGTTGATCACGGCGAGCTAAAGAAGAGCCGCCACTTCACCCTCACTGACACTGCCTACAACCATCTCAAGGACATTGCCCATGAAGCACGGTTAAGCCTTAGCGAGACCGTCGAACGTCTCATTCGCACCACTTCTCCATGGGAAGGAAATGCTGTTCTTTCTGACGGGGCCTTTTCTCTGGTAGAGGATCATTCCATCGTTTCCGAAATTGAGGACTATGAAGGTTTCAGAGCTTAAGCTCGCTTGTGAAGATTTCCTTCTTGAGCATGCCGACACAGAAGTGAAGCTGCTTTGGGAAGAGGGCGTACTCACGGAAAACTACGATCCTGATTGTTTGGAAGAGCCCACTGATGTGAGAGCCATCAATGACTGGCCGCTTCCTGGTGACAGCTTGATTGTTAAGAGCGAAATGCCTTCCAAGATGTTTGTCATTATGTATGGCGAATATCAAGCAGCCTTCGGCTACAAAGCAGTGGCGCATTTGGGATGATGGAAACGCCTAATCTCACCACATCTGAGCTTTATGCTCGCATGAAGCAAATGGACCATGATGTGCTTTATTGTCTTGATTGCTTTCTTTCCGATACTGGTGTGGCCGTGGTTGGTCTGAATCTTTCGTTTGACGAAGAAAGCGAAGAGTATCTTCTTGATTGGCATTTCGCTTTTCTTGAAGAATGAACCACACCTTTCTCACTTATTCCCCCTCCGACTTTTCCAGCATGGAAGACTCCGCAAAACAAGCAATGACAGAACGCGCTCTTGGTATTTTCACGCCGCTGGAAATCACTGCAGAAGCTTTTCGTGCTGCCTATGACACGCCCGACATCGGCCCTCACATTGAGAAGGACTATAAAGGCCTTTCCTATCTGTCTTGGCCGTTTGCCTTCCGCTATCTGAAGGAGCATTTCCCAACGCTGTTCGTAGCATTTGAGGAGAAAACTATTGGATGGCCCGTGTTCGGCGAAGCTGGTGCATTCATCCTTCGCCCCTATCTCACGGACGGCGTGCGTCGCACTCCTGCGCTTGTCTTTCCCGTGATGGACAGGAAGCACAATTCCATTCAGCAGCTCGATGGTCGTGCAATCAGCGACAACATCCAACGTGCCAGTGTCAAAGCCATCGCTACGTTCACGGGCCTTGGTCTTCGGCTCTATGCCGGAGAGGACATCCCCAAGGAAGAAGCGCCAAAGCTGCAGCAGGACACGCTCAAGACGCCTGCACGCACGAAGACTGCCCCTAAGGAAAGCGCTGCTGCTACTGGAGGCGAGGGGCCTGTTGCCGCCGCTGATACAGGGTCCGCTGAGCCCTTCGATGCAAAAGCTTCTCTCACGGCAGTGTGCAAAGCCAATCCTTTGAACTATGCGGACGAGAAAGCTTCTATGGCTGCAGGCAAAGCTGCTCTTGAAAGCATTGGACTTGCTCGCGCCACGGAAATCAAAAGCTGGCAAGCCTTCGGAAACGTCGTCGCCGCAATGATGACACTATGGGCAAAGGAGCAGGAAGTTGTCATCAGCAAGGCTGAAATGACAGAGGAAATTTCCCTTGTTCGCGGGCTTGAGGACACTACCGCCATTATTGAAGGCATGAAAGCATTCGTGGCAAAAAAGCAGTAGATCTGGCAGCGGCCCGCCTAGCGCGGGCCTTTGCTGGAACCATTTGTCTTGATGATGATCTCCTTCCCGTTACTGAGCTTCCTCCCAGGCTATTTGGCGAATGACCCTCTCGGCTTGTTCCTTCTTATCACTTTCACATGTTTGATCCTTGCTCTGTCGATTCTCGCCATCCTTTCGTTGATAGTCCCATGAGTCGCTTCACTTTCACTTACGAAGAAGGAGATAGCAAAGTCTCCCATTCTTTCCATAACATCTACTGTCCTGAAATTGTTGAAAATTTCAAGCATTTCATGCAGGGCTGCGGCTTCTTTGAAAGCAATTTGATGGCTGCCATGGCGACCATGGTTGAAGAATACGAAACAATGGAAGAAAAGCGTGCAAAATCATCGCTCTCTGATTGATGCTTGTCATGAAGCGTTCTGGAGCTTTCCTGAAGACACGCTTAGTAGTGATCGTCGTATTGCTGCTGTTCTTGAGACCATTGCTAATCATCCTTTGGTTGACAAGCAATTCCTCCATCAAACTGCTCGAACTATTCTCATGCCTGACATTGCGATGTGCTCGGGGGGCGAATGCCCTATTAAAGAAAATTGTTGGCGCTACATGGCGCCTGCAAATCGCTGGCAGAGCTATTTCGCTACGCCTCCAGCGGATGAAGAAGGTTGCGACTATTTCTGGGACATGAACGAGGAATGAAAACCAACAAAGAAGCAGTGCTTAGCTCCACATTGTTGTCACCTGTTGGGCGCATTATGGCTGAGCGCTTAATGGGAGAAAATGGCGTAAGCATTGAAAAGCTTTTGAACTTCTTGGGCGAACTTGAAACCGACATTCAAAGCGTAGGCGACAAAGCTTTCGATCTTGAATACGAACTGAGTTCCCACATCTCAAGCCATGATTAAAAGTGGCCTGTTACGATCTATGCCTTGCCTCCCTCCAAATGCCAGCATTTCCCCGCTACGAGCCCAACCGGCTCCAAATTCAGAAAAAGCGTTACTATCTGCTGAACGATTTTCCAAATGTTCCAGAAGGGTTTGTTTTGCCTTCTGTGACGACTATTGCGAGCGCGTGTTCTCCGCCTGGCAAGATTGCAGCGCTAATGAACTGGCGCAAGAAGGTGGGCGATGAAGAAGCTAATCGTCGCACTCGTAATGCTGTGGATCGAGGCAATTGGCTTCACGGTGTTCTAGAAGACTTCTGGAATGGTGAAGACATTCAAGCGCATCTTGATTCTCATGAAAATTACGTGCCCTATTTTGAGAGCATTGTTGGTTTTCTTGAGCGTGTTGATAGTCCATTGCTAGTTGAAAGTGCCATTGCCTGGTACGATCCTGCACAAGAGATTGGTTATTCAGGCACCTTTGATATGCTTGCCAAAATGAACAGCGGTGCGTATGCACTGCTTGATTGGAAGACGAGCTACAAAGAAAAGCCTGATACACAACTAGCCGATTATCGAATGCAACTTGGCGCCTATGTGCAAGCCATTGAACAGATGTATGACATCGAAGTGAATGAAGCGCATTGCGCCATTGCCATTCATGATCCTGATACGGGAGCTGGTCAGGAAGCGCAAGTTGTAAGCCTTTCAGCAGCGGAGCTTGCCATGCAGGCAGGCATCATGGTGCAGAAGGTGCAGCAGTTCTTCTTTGAGCATTACCCCGGCGGACGCCCCTTAATGATTTCTATGGACCGTGGAGCTTGACCTCCTCTGTCCATGGCGCTATGCTTCTGATGCCCCTTCCAGGGCCTACTACACTCCTCTGAGGACCACTCAATGCCCGCTGGCAACTCTCCCGCTTTCTCTGGCACTGTCGATCTCACCCCCGACATCCTTAATGCCATGAAGAAGGCCGGTACCAACCCCCAAGGAAACTACTCCCTGCGTTTCGCTCTTTGGGACAATGACAAGCGTGACAAGGACACTGCTCCTCATTTCAAAGGACAAGTGACTGTCAACAAGCTTGACAATTCTCCCAAGGCTTACGCTTCGATGTGGGACAATGGCAATAAGGCCAAGCAAAGCTTCTCTGACGATCCGTTCTGAAGCTTTTCTTTATTGTTCACTGGGGCGCTAATGCGCCCTTTTCTTTTCTTCAAAACCATGCTTCTTAATGACAAGGAAATCAGCATTCTTGCTGAAAATGATATTATTTTTCCTTTTGTCGGGGAGAAAGCCAGAGAGCTTAACAATGGCACGAAAGCCCTCTCATACGGACTGAGCCATGCCGGATATGACCTTCGCCTTTCCCCGAAGGGCTTTATGGTCATCAACAACAGCAAGCCTGTGGAAGCGCTTGACGTTAAGAGCTTCAACAAGGAGCTGATGTACGAGGCTTCTCCCATCGAAGAGAATGGTTCTACGTTCTTCGTGCTGCCCCCGTTCTCTTACGCTCTTGGCGTGAGTGTGGAACTGCTGACAATGCCGTCTAACATCATGGGGATCACAGACGGCAAAAGCACGTATGCCCGGCAAGGCACCATCATTAACGTTACGCCAATTGAGCCTGGCTGGTCTGGCCATCTCACTATTTGTATTGTCAATCCCTTGGCTTTTCCCGTTCGCATTTATGCCAACGAAGGGATCGTGCAAGTTATGTTCGCTCGCCTCTCAGGCGCCGCAGATCAGGACTATGGAAACGGCAAGTATCAAAACCAAGGCGCTAACGTAGCATTTGCTGCCGTCTGATCAGTGAGCGCTCTTGAAGACCAGTTCCTCGGACTATGGCAAGCTCATTTTCCTGATCTCCCATTGATTAGAGAATTCAGTGACGTACCAACGTGGGAAGCTGATTTTCAAGAGCGCTATGCAAAAAGCAAACGGTCAAAGCGCTACAGGGCAGACTTCGCTCATCTGGCCTCCCGCTCCCTCATTGAAATCCAAGGGGGCACATTCAGTAGAGGCCGGCACGTAACTGGCTCTGGCTACGAGCGTGATGCCCGCAAATTTAATCTTGCCACCATTGGTGGCTGGAAAGTATTCCTTCTTACCACCCAAACGGCCAAGGAAATTTTTTGGCTTGAGCGGATTGCTGCTTCATTGCGAACTGCGTAACGGCTTCAGCAGCTTCACCAAGCAGCTCATCAGCGGCTTCCAAATCACGCTCTTGAAGCTGCATAGCTTGACGCAGTTCAAGATTCTCTTTCACCAGCGACGTGACGGCTTCTTGCATATTGCTCCAGCCCTCCATCATCGTGCAAGCCACTTCTCGCAGCTTATCAACGTCATTGCATTCGCTCAGTGCCTTTTTGTTAGCAACGAGAGCAAAGTCTCGTTCCATGCTCCGCTCAAAAGGCCCCATAATGCCAATACAATCTTGACCATTGTATTTTAGGCCCACTGGGATAGAGAAAGTGCTCATTGTCCTTGCATTGTTTCGTTTAGCCTAGCCATGCAGCAGTTTGGCAAACGGTTTGTTTATCGGGTGGACGATGGGAAGGATGCCGTAAGATGTGGGACGGGCTACCGCCCATACAAGCTTCCTCGCACGCCTCGCAACCATGAATGGCTTCCAGGACAGGATGTGGTGTACGTACAACGTACGTCCGCTGGGTGGATGCCCTCCTCCATTGTTGGCACCATTGAAGGCTTTGATGCAAGCGCCAGAGCCAGAAAAGCAATCGTACGCTGGCATTCGGCTACGGACATTGCTCCTACAATCAGTTTGCAACGACTTCGGCCCCTCTCGCTGATCAACAATGTCTACCCCCACCGATGATTCCATCAGAAAGATTTCAGAATTTCTTGGCAAGCTTCTCGGTTGGTTCGCCGCGCAGTGTCTTCGCGCTTGGCTCGTGAGCCTTTGTGTGCCACTTTTCTTTCCCAGTGTTGCGTTGGGATTTTGGGAGTGGGTGTTGGTGGTTTTGACCGTGCGCTTCCTTTTCGCCGAGCCCACTTCTGAATCATGATGGGCAAAATTGATCCGCTGATGGATGGCATCAGCTTCGTGCGTCTCATTGATTGGATGGGCAGCTCGCTTGATATTGTTTGCGATGCTCGTCAAAGCTTCGATCAGACCAGTAGCGAATGGTCCGAAAAGGACCAGAAGCTGCTGAACTATCTTGTCAAGCATCAGCACACCAGTCCATTTCGTGGCGTGGTCACAAAATGGCAAGTGAAAGCTCCGCTGTATGTTTGTCGGCAATGGTGGAAGCATGTGATTGGTGGCACGTTCGCTAATGACACGCTGGGCTGGAACGAGAAAAGCTTTCGCTACTGCGAAGCTGATGATGACACGTACTACATGCCGCGTGAATTCCGCCAGCAAAGCGCCAGTAACAAGCAAGCTTCCAGCGGCGCCTTGGAGCCCAGCATGAACCAAGTGGCGATGATTGAATATGCCAAGGCTCTTGAGCAGGCAAAGCAGGCTTACAGGGCGCTGCTGACGCTAGGCGTGGCGAAGGAGCAAGCCAGGGGCATCCTGCCCATGGCTTCATATTCGTCATTCACGTGGACCTGCAGCTTGCAAGCTCTCCTGCATTTCATTTCCTTGCGAGACGAAACTGGTAGCCAGTGGGAAATCCAAGCTTATGCTCAAGCCTTGTCCACTCTTGCCCGTCCATTGTTCAAAGAGGCTTTCGAGGCCTTTGATCTTCACCAATCTTCTTTCTAATGACTGACGCCATCAATTCTCCCCGTCATTACGCTAAAAATGGCGGCATTGAATGTATTGAGGCCATTGAAGCTTCAATGGACAAAGACGACTTTCGTGGTTTTCTGAAAGGGAACATTCAAAAGTATGTTTGGCGCTACGAAGAAAAAAATGGCCTAGAAGATTTGAAAAAGGCTAGTTGGTATCTTGATCTTCTCATTTTTAACATAGAAAACGAGCCTCAGCAAGAAGCCGTGGAAGCTCTTGAAAACGCTTCTATGGAATGCAAAGATGGATTCTGTCCAATGCCTGGCATTCGCTATGACCTCCCTGGGAAGCAAATCACTTTCGCTCCAGTAGAAAACTAAGCAACATTACAACAGAGCCCCCATGAGGGGGCTTTTTCATGCTCAATTTTTTGGTGCATGGGCAGAACAATCCCTTTCTTCTCGCACCATTCCTCAAGATGCTTTTGGTCAGTGTGAGCACTGACAAAGCTATT